TTATGCTTTTATTTTCCGGTAGATAAAAAGCACAACCAGTGCACCGATTACTGCAACTGCAAAACTCCCAAGGTTAAAACCATCAACCTTACCATAGCCAAAGAACGTACTTATCCAGCCACCGACTACGGCACCAATAACCCCCAGGATAACAGTGACAATAAAACCACCGCCATCTCTACCCGGCATAATCCACTTAGCCAGGATACCTGCTATGAGCCCGAACACAATCCATGAAATAATTCCCATAACATTTCTCCATTTATTCTCTGGTCATTCACAAGGAAAAATAAGCATAGCACAATTTATAAACCACATAGATTATATTACACACAATTCATTTTAATTTTGAAAAAATTAAGATTCATCCCACCTCTATGTTGACATCCGCACCAAACATCGTCATCTATGAATGAAGAGTATTTAATCAAGATCAATATCTTACGACCTGTGTAGTTATTAATGATGCATGATTTATAGAGATATTATAATCCCCCCCATCAGTTAATGAAGAAAATACACCCGTTATTTATTATCGCATTATAAAAATCTGCTGTTTTTATGCTTTACGTAAAAAATCACCATCTTTAACATTTATACTAATATTATCCAGCAGGAAAAAACAATATAAATCGGTTTGTAAAAAAACCAATAGAAATAAACAACGAGATTGAATAATGACTAACGAAGATAAGGAAAATATAATTTTTATACGCCAGTGTTAGTAAAAAAACACCGCATATCGCTAAACAGTATGATTTTCACTTTGTGAACATTACCTGCCCTGATGCTCATATCTATTCAGTGATATTTTATGGCACCCACGATACAATAACATTGCCGATTACTTATCCAGCAACGGCTACAAAAAAACAGAGCTGCAATATTGAAGCTGACTGTTGGCAGTCTGGTGCTCCACAGGCTGAGATTACTGTCAGTAAGCTGGAGTCACCAGAATCCTTGTCTGTTATCGGAGCGTTTATATAAAGAGCAAGGGATCAACACCCAGAAATTATTGGGGCATAAATCTGTCTCCCAAACTGAAAAATATAATGATGACCGTGGCAAAGATTGGATAAAAGTAAGAATTCAGTCTTAATAAAATGGGCGCCAGTCACTGGTCAGAGGGTGCTGAAATCAGCACTCAAAACCGGCTGCAGGAGGGGGGGTTTTGATAACTTATTTTGATAATATTTTGATAACCATTCCAAACGCAATAATAAATAACGGGAACTAATTAGCTCCCGTTATGTTTTAACCTGCCACGCAGATTACATATTCGCGATAATCGCGTCGCCAAACTCGCTACATTTCAGCAGTTTAGCGCCATCCATCAGACGTTCGAAATCGTAGGTTACGGTTTTGGCAGCGATTGCACCTTCCATACCTTTAACGATTAAGTCAGCGGCTTCGAACCACTGCATGTGGCGCAGCAGTATCAAGCACCAGTTATAATAGCTCATTGATTTAAAAGATCTAACTGCGCACAAAAGCACCAAAAAAACTGCCGAAACAGGACTTTATATATTATTGATTTGACTAGGAAGAAAATCTGTTTTGCAGAATAGAAATAGACGCATTTCTCACAAGCAGCTTTGTGTGCCAAAAGCAGACATTGGTAGCATACAGACTCAATATTCTAAGGAATACAGATGAATTGCAGCATTAAAAATATTTCTAAGAAAAAGTCCTTTATAGGGTTTGGTTCTAACACTCAGGATAACAGGTTAAAATTTGACACTAAGCTACTATTTGCTTTACATGGCTATAAGGAATAACGTTTATCAATATAATCAGGACGATATAATATTGAAAACTGAAGTAAAGCGCCATATAGACAGCGCTTAGTGGTGGGAGCAAATACAAAAATATCTTTATGTTCTTAATCTTGACAGAATTGAAATTGCTACGCCTTTTCGAATGTCATCAGTTCTAATAAGTCTCTTATATAATTCCATGCTTTCATAGAAGAAATTAAGTTTATATTTTTTATGAAGCACACTGTATAAATAAAATTCATTCGCATGGACATTTGCTGTCTCATCTCCAACGTAATATATTCTATGTGCTAATGAATCTATTTGATTATTATTTAATCCCAATAAGTCAACGTAATTCAAAAATTCTTTTATACTATATCTCCATGGATTAATTTTTAAGTCGAATTGAGCATGTTCAAAATAACCAAAATCATGTGCTAATAAAGTAACAAAATCGTCCGCCTCAGGGTGGATGATTAAAAGTTTTATTATGTCATGAATCGTTTGTATTTTTTCTCCATATGATAACCTTATTTTTTTTATCATGGATATAGTGCTATTTTCAATTAGTTGTATCGGATTAAATTTTTTGGAAAACGCAATTTCTTTTTCACTGGCAATTTTTATACAATCATCTACCTCATAAAAAAAACCAGACTTCATGATTTGTTTTGGACTGCAGTAGTTTGGGTCTTTTACAATTATCTTACCTGCAGCCTTATATGATTGGGCAACTAATCTAGAGCAAAATTGTTTTTTACTGGCTGTGCTTGTAAAAGGAATTACAACGTAGATAGTCTCAAGCAAAGCATATACTGATAAAACTTTATTTCTTGCATACTCACAAATCTTAGATTCTTCAGCAATAGTCAACTTATCTATTGGCCTAAAAACCTTTACTTCATAGCGTTTCTTAAATAGTAGACGCTGGAGGTTTTGTGAATAAACACCGCCGCTTACCGAATGAATAGTAGTACCATTAACATGTAACATCACATGGGAAAACCTACTGAAAGTAACCAGCCTCACGAACCAACTTATAAAACTTTTCTCAGAAGTGAAAATTACATCGCCAATCTCTAATTTTTCTTGTTGTATAATGTATAATTTCTTTCGCATAATGACATTCAGCTATTCGATCGATAATATTGGTGAGAGGAAATACATTTTTTATTATAAATCATGCAGTTCCATTTTTAAAGTGCTTAAATATAGTCATTAATGTAAAGTTTACGAATGTCCTTACCTCACACATAGCGGCCTTTTAATGTCACCAGACTTGTCGTTCATCGTCGGAAGCGAACATAACTTTTCTAACACAATCGTGTGTTAATCAGTAGAGAAACTCCTAGGCTCGTCTTTCTATATCGGTCTCATTTCTTTAACTTTCATTAGGTTAGTTATAAAAATGGGGGGAATGCTTGATTTTTACTCAGCATAATTTCAATGAGTTAGCATATATAATCATTTATTTCCTCATTAAAATTACCAACCAAGCCTACCTGCAGCGCCTATAAATCCAATGCAAAATGTCATGAAGCAGGAAACTTCTTGTACAACGTTGATATGCCCACATCAAAAATTATGGCGACTTTTTTCCTGGGTTCACCAGCCTCTATCAACCTGCCAGCTTGAGCCCATTGCTCTTGTGACAGCTTTGGACGGCGGCCACCGATCCGCCCTTCTTCTCTCGCCGCAGCCAAACCAGCCCGGGTACGTTCTACAATAAGCTCACGCTCCATTTCCGCCAGGGCACCCATGACATGAAAGAAAAATCGCCCCATCGGGGTACTGGTATCAATGCTGTCGGTCAGACTGCGAAAGTTAACACCACGCTGCCGCAGATCCTCAATCAGTACAACCAAGTGACGCATGCTGCGCCCTAACCTGTCGAGTTTCCACACCACCAGCGTATCGCCGTCTGAAAGCATCCTGAGAAGCTTTTTTAACCCAGGGCGGTCGGATGTCTTTCCACTGATTTTATCCTCAAAAATTAGCTCACATCCTGCGCACTCGAGCGCATTTCGTTGTAATGCAGTGTTCTGGTCATTTGTTGACACCCTCACATAGCCTATCAGCACAAGTATTTCTCCCGGCAAAAGCCGAAAGCATGCCAAATAGCGGACGAACGGTCATTCTCTTAAACCTTGGTTTAGGAGATATCGTCCTGGCGGGGGTGTGCACCGGAGTTCTGGGAACGGGCGGATACATTTCAACGCCAATGATAATTAATGGCGTGAAGCGTAATTTAATTAAGCAATGGGGCACGACAACCATATCGCTCACCGTTTCACAGAATGCTGTTGAGGGCAATACGCCAATAACATTTCCAACAACATTTCCCAATGCAGTCTTGAGTCTACAGGCGTCAGTTCTTACTGATGTAGCTGGTGGAACATGCGAAACATGTAGACCATCAGCGACTTCAAATACTGGGGCTACTCTGAGGGGAATGTCCATTTCTTCAAATTCAGCAGGTTCACCTACTGCCGGGACAGTTACCGTATACTGGGAAGCAACAGGTTATTAAAATGACTAAATATTTTTCACCTTCAAAACTTGGTTTCTTTGATGATTCGTTAAAGAAATCTTACGATGTGGCAGGTTCATGGCCTGATGATGCAGTAGAAATTACTGATGTTGCATGGCAGACGTTTCTTGCCACCCCCTTAGAGGGAAAACAACTTGGCGCTGACTCATCAGGTGGACCGGCGTGGGTTGATACACCAGCACCAACAACAGATGAACTCATCACCGAAGCAAAAGAAAATCAGGCTAACCTCATTACTTCTGCAAAAAGCGAAATATCGATATGGCAGACAGAATTGTTGCTGGGCACTATCAGTGATGATGATAAGACATCACTGACAACCTGGATAAGTTATATCAACGAGCTCCAGGCGCTGGACTTCAGCTCAATAACAGATGAAGCCAGCTATAACGCCTTTGTCTGGCCGACTAAACCGACAACTCAGGCCATGTAATATCTGGTGCAGTGCTGGTATCAATAGCGGTTACCGCATCAATGTAATCCAGCACTGTATTGAGCCTGGTTGTTTCATCACTGGTTAGTGTGCGTCCGGCCTGCAGCTTAAGCTGTAGCACACTGATATCCTGTAGCGCGGCGTTTACCCGGTTTTCTTTTTCATTCTCTGCCGATGCAATTTGGTCCTGCTTTTGCTGTTCTGCTGCACCATCAGTCAGTATCCAAGTGTTATTCTCACTATCCCACGAATGGTAATTGTCGGGTCGGGCTTCCGAGGCTGTCAGTACGCCATCAATCAGGTAGATATAGCACCCGCTGTTAACGGCTTTATAGAATTTGTTAGTCTGGTCTTCGGTAATACTCACTGCATCAGATGGCAGGGCGTCACCAAAGTTTAACCCTGCTCCGTAAAAAGCCTGCGTTTGAACTGAAAATTGCATAATCCCCTCCTGTCAGTAACCAATCACAATCCATTTCACATTAGTATTAGCCAGTGTTGATGTCCCGGCTGCACGCCCATAAACACCAATAGTGCTCAGTGATAATGGAATAATTGCGACCACTTTTATGGATGCATAAGCCCCGGTCTCACACCCAACGCCTGCGCAATATTTGGTTGGAAAGGTTGTCGGGAGCGTAACTGTTGCTCCGGATGTTGTTGTTGATGTGCTGCCCCACTGGATGATGAGTTTTTTCTTTTCGCCATTAATCACCATGGGTATGTCGATGTGTCCTGCATCATCCAGAACCCCGGTGCACACCCCCGCCAGGGCGATATCTCCCAAACCAAGGTTTGCGAGAGAGGTGGCAATCGCTGCAGCACCATCAGCGGCAATGTCAGCAAACGGATTGGCCCGGCTTAAAAACAGCAATGGCAGCGCTGTCAGTAACTGATTACGTTGTGTTTTATCAAGGGCAATACCCGCCGCCTCGATAACGCCGCTAATTTCTTCCTGGATGGAATCAAAATAATCTGCGTCCAGCGCTGTGGGCAGTTCACCCGTTTGCGGGTTACCGCCGGTAAAGCCGTTCTTGCCCTCGCCGAACTTGTCGGCCTGGGCTGTTGATGTATCAATACGATGCATGGTTACTCCGTGTAGCGGAAAATGACATACGTGTGAGACGGTGCCAGTTTGCTGATAACACATTCAGCAACCGTGTCACCCCAGGCGCGTAAGGAAGATGTGCAGGTATCCACACAGGTCATTGCCGTGATTTGCGCCGACTCCGGAATATTGACCTGCCAGTAGTAGCGCCACTCGTTGGAAAAAAGAGAATCAGTGCAGAGTGAGTTACAGGTGAACTGGCTTTTCTGGTACCGGGTTATCGTGGCATCCGGATAACCCAGCGCTTCAAGCTGTGCCTGGTAAAAGGCCTCGTTAATGCCTCCGGCCAGGTTCAGTTTCGCATCCAGCCGCTGGCGCCGTTCTGAAAGTGTCTGGGTACCATCCGGAGTGCAGCTGTCCGGCAGGCCAGAAATCGTCTCGTAGCGGTCGATGAGTTCCGTCACTGTACGCGGGTCGATTTCATCCATCAGGTCATTACCCCGGGTGTGTACCCGGGACAGTGACGGTGCCAGGCCGGTCAGTAATAAATCATCCGGATCCCATGCCGGGCCACGCGGGAGCAGGACACCCAGCATCTGGCGGTACTGTGCTGTCAGGTCCATGTGAAGTCCCCCACCACCCCGATTTCACCTTTGGCGATGTCTGTATCTGCTGCAGGGCTGACCAGTTCATGACTGTATTCCCCGGTAGCGATGGAAATGGCCTCGCTGATACGTGACGGTTTCAGCACGCCTTCCGGCACACCATCACGCAGCATCATGGCCCTGACCTCTGCCATCACGGCATAGCGCACTTCTTCGGTGTCCGGGTTCAGGCGGATGTGAAAATCAACGGTATGGGCTGCCGGGGCAAACACATACACATCAGAACCGGCAACCGGGGCCAGAGGTTCAATGTAAGCCTGTGCGGCCTCCACCACAGCATCATCCGGTATCGGGTTAATCAGGTCGCTGTTCGCCACCATCACGCCGACCGTTCCCACGCCACTCCAGTGGCGGTAAGTCCATGCCCGGGTAATACCGGAAACCTCTTTAGCCCAGGTGATGTAATCCTGATCCGCACCGCTTTGTGGTGTGTAATACCAGCGCTCAATGATCCGCCCGCGCCAGGTTTCCAGGTCCTCCATGTCGGTCCCCCCTTCCACCGTGTCAGCCACACCGGCAGAGGTGAGCCCTTCAACCGGAGAAGTCAGCCGCATGGCGATGCCGTCATCGGTATTGCCTGTTGTTCCGGTATCATCACAGGTCACCGGTACCCGTAAAACGCCTTCTGACGTGGTAGCCGCAGCTGTGGTTGTGAACGACACCAGATCATCGCGCTGTATGGTTACCCCGGAGTCAATCGTGATACCCGATGCAGCACCATCCCAGCGCACATAACCGGCTGCCGCAGTGGCATCTTTGCGGGGGCACCGTTTCATATTCCCGTGACGTAACAGCCAGTCTTCATCCGCCTGGTCCGGTAATAAATTCCGGGCAAGATAATCGATATAGCCATACACCGTATGTACCGCTGCGGCCTGCACCCGCGCATACACCTCGGCGTCAGTGCGGCGAAGTGCGGCAAGCGTGGTGTCGGCGGAAAGCCGGGTAAGAATATCGCTGCGGATGGCGGTAATTAACTGGGGGAGTGTCGGGCGGGTAAAACCGCTGTCAGCCATTCAGTTCACTCCATAGGTCATTAAACCGGATTTCCTGTGTGGTGCCGTCATTCCGGTAAATCATGACAGCCAGGTATAGCGTACTGAGCCCGGTACGTTCGGCGGTAACATCCACCCGGGCGACAACACCATCGGATGTCAGCCACGCCAGCGCCTGGGTTACATACTCCCGGGCCTTGAGTGGTGTTTTATTGGTGAGTTTCTGGCGCTTAAGGAGATACAGGCGGGAGCCGATACGGTCATTTTGCTGTGTTGGGTAGGTGTCGCCCCACCAGCCATTAGGCTCTTCCGGGCTGTCATCGGTTTCGGCATGCCGCCAGGTGAACAGGGAGATCACCACCGCCCGGGTTAACGCATCCATTGGATCAGAGACTTTCTGCTCTGCCCCGTTCACAACCAGGATCATGCGCCCTCCATTTTCTGGTTCGGTTCATCCGTTGTTCCGCCGCCATCGCCGTTTTCATCATGCGTGTGATCGTCAAATACCTGTCGCATGGCGGCCATTGTTTTGCCCGTGCTGTCACACATATCCGTAATATTCCCGGTGGCTTCAATATCCATCTCAAACCGGGCTTTCGGGGCATTGGTGACCGTTACCGGGTTCCCTCCACCGTTAATCACTATCCCCGCACGGGTCAGTGTGACGGACTGCCCAAGGTCGTCATAAATCGCTACCTCACCGGCAGCCAGGCCTTTTATGCGGTACCGGCGGTCACTGGCCACCAGCACCACACCATGTGAGCGGTCGCCGTCAAAATACGTCGCCACAGCCTCTGCCCCTGCTTTGGGTGCCGAGGTAAAGCCGTAAGGCTCCAGGTGTTCAATATCACTTTTCCCCTCACCGCCCGGCATGGATATCTGCAGAACCTGGCACTTTGCCGTGGTGGTCGTGGTGCGGATCACGGCTCGCTCGAGCAAATTACTGATTGCCTGGTGCAGGGAATGAAACAGATTTGCCATCAGAAGTACTCCTGTGTACTGCTGGCCTTCTTCTTGCGGGTCTTGGGGGGTTCTGGCAGATAAGCATCAGCCGGGCCGACACGAATTTCACTGACCGTGCCACCCTCATCCACCTGCCAGGTGACTTCTGCGATAACCATTTCCCGGTTGTCAAAACCCACTACCGGGTCGAAGACAATCACCTGCATATTAGGCTGCCACAGAGTGCCATCCCCCTGGCGCCAGCCCTGTACCGTATAAGTCACTTCGTCCGTTCTGGCAGCACGCTGGCGCATTTCAAACTCACTGCGTGAACCACAACTGGCGGATGTAGCATTGCCGGTCTGGCGGATAATCAGCGGGCGGTAACGGGCTATGCCGTTATCCACGGTTTGCCCGCGGATTGCCGTCGTGGTCGCTTCGCCAAAATCGCTGTCGTTACCGGCGCGTTTACCCGCCACCTCGTAGACAGAAAAACGATCCTTAATGCTCTGCTCGGTGTCACAGCTCAGAATGTTTTCACCAAAGACCAGGGCAGTGGTGGCTTTAACCGCACCCGGGCTGCCAATCACCAGGTTACCACTGGCATTGTCATAGGCCAGTGCCTGCTGCAACCCCAGCATCTTGTTCAGGACATCCATCACTGTATCGCCCTGGTCTGCCTGAATACCCTGCAGTGCGCCGGTGACTCCCCCGGCATCCACCACACTGATACCAAATGGCTTCGCCAGGGCGCTGGCTATCTGAACCATTGAGCGGCCACTGTATTGCGAGGGGGTGGCAGAACAGTCAATGAGGTCAGCCGTTTTACTGCGGCCAACAATACCCATGGTGATGCTGCGCGCGTCATAACGAACAGGCGTGGCCTCCACCCAGCCGGTAATCACCAGGTCGTCACCAATCAACACTTCAACCCTGTCACCGTTGCGGATCCTCGCCCGTTTCTTTGCCTGCTCTTCATCACCGGGCCACTGCCGGGTTATCTGAACATTAAAATCACGGGCAATACGTTCGATACCGGCTGATATTCTGACTGACTCCCAGCCGCCCCACTCCCGCCCGTTTACCCGCAGAATAACTGTATTGTTCATACTGCCGGGATCCTCAGGGTTTTCACCGGCACAAAGCCGGGGTGAATGACGCCGTTACGGGCAGTTATGTCACCGTCCCGCCCGGCATCGTCATACCAGTCGGCAGCCAGAACCAGTGCAGGAAGGACCTGCACCGGAGTGCGTTCAGTCAGACGGGTCGACTGTTCCAGCCTGGCGCTGATGTCGTTATTCACATCCGTGCGGATCTGGCGCAGGGCAAGAAACAGTGTGTCATCCGTTACCCGTGTCAGCTCCTGGTCAATCGCAGTATTCAGCACTTCCCGGACGGCGGTTAAATCATCCCATGACGGGGTTTCATCGGTACTGACAGATGTGGTGACGCCCACGCTACCGGCATCAGTATCAGGCAAAATATCCGTTACCGCCGGGTGGCTGACCTGAGCAGTCTGCCCGGTTGTCACGGTGGTGGTACTTTTTGGCAGACTGACAACGGTATAAGCCGCTTCACTCAGTGCCGTTGTGCGTATGGCCTGCGCCACCGTATTGCTCTGGGTGGTGCGGGTCTGCGTTGTGGTGCTGTCCGTTTTCCAGACACCCCGTGGCGCAAGGCCACTGTCCAGCGTGACACCTGACAGGCCTTTGACCATGGAGATAAGATCCGACGTGTTTCCGCTAAGGCGGGTACCAGCCCGCCACAGCGTCTGCAGCTGGTTAACAAAGTTCATGCCACTGGAAGGCGGCATCAGCAACACCGACAAGTCCCCCTGCAACAAACGGGATGCCGCACTGATACCGGAATCCACGTACTTAAACGCATCGGTGACGGTGTCCATCATGGCAGAGGCATCGTCCAGAACGCCGCTCTGAAGAAAATCAGACAGCCCGTCCAGGCCAAATGATGAGAATGCCGAAGAAATACAGTCATCCAGTAAGGAGCAGGAGTCGGCCAGTTTGGTTCCGGTCGCAATACCTGCTGAAGGAAATGACAATTCCCCCGTTTCGATAAAGCTGAAACTGACGCGGCACATACGCCCTTCATCCCGTGCATGGCTGACACGAGCCTCATCAGAGACAGTCACTGTCATTTCACCATAATACGGGTGGACCAGTGTGCAGGAGCCCGGTTTCTCGATGGCTTCAATCAGGCGGTTACGCTGCTCAAAGTAATCGTCACCAACCAGATAAGCCTGGACACTGAAACGGCGTGTAGCCCGGCCTAAATCCTCCACCCAGGGCTTATCACGGCCAGGGTATTCATGTGTCTGTGTCCGTCGCCCAAAGGTGGCTTCATCCTCATCCACTTTAAACGGCACACCCCGTAGTGAGGCATCCTGGAGATTATCTGTCCAGCTCATGGTTTCTCCGGGTATAAAAAAACCCGCCGAAGCGGGTCATATTAAAAGGGGTGACTCAGCAATGGTCATTGCCATTTTGGCGGATTAGCAGAAATCCGGATGTAACGCTTCGGCGTAAATGAATGCCATACGCAAGGAGGGTCACCAATAAACGGAATACGGAAAAACGGTTTGTCCGGGATGCTTACGGTCCAGGTTGTATCACCAATAAAACGAAAGTTAACGGCAGTCTTCTGAACATCAAGCTCTTCAAAAATACCTGTTGAATAGGGAGCGCCAACCACCAGCATATCGAGAACACCCTCTCCATGACGGATTAATGCAATACGTAGCATTTCCTCAAACAACGTATCGTTAGTCAGAAACAATAAATATCTATCCGCATCAACCTTAACCGCAGCCTCTATATCGCAGTAAGGAACGGTTATTCCCGTTGGTTGCTCATCAATAAGAACTTCGTACTCTCCATCTTTATTTTTTTCAGGTACAGAAGCCCTGACCGTGCGAAGGGACACATTCTTAACCTGTTTCATCATAAATGTCTTAACGGCTTCCATCTGCTCTTGCAGGAGGTGGATCAGCCGAAATCAGGATGTAGTGTTTCATCGCCATCGGGCGAGAGATACCCCGTGGGTCACCGGTAAATGGCATGCGAAAAAATGGTTTCTCTGCAATACGTACTGTCCATGTGGTATCACCAATGAAATGGAAATTAACCCTGTCGTTCTCTATTTCAAGGTGTTTAAAGGACCCTGTGGTATATGCACCACCAAGGTCAATCATTTCAAGTATCCCTTGCTTCATATGAATCAATGCAATGTGCAGCATTTCTTCAAAGGGAACATCATCGGTGAGAAACAGCAAAAACAGATCTTCATCAACTTTAACCGCTGCTTCTACCACACAATATGGAACGTTAATTCCCGTGATATTGCCATCAAAAAGAACATTATATTCCCCCATCTGGGTGTCCTGAGACTCCCTGACAACCTCAAGAGAAAAATTATCAACTTGCTTCATTATCAGTTCCAGATGCTGTCCATTTCCCATGCTGCCAGCGCACCACCAACAAAGGCACCTATCACAACGCACACTGGCGCTCCCGGGCCACAAACTAAACCTGCAGCCGCACCACCGAGCCATCCCCCCATAACACCAGCCCCCGCAATTGCAGCCTGATGCCCTGCCTCCGCCAGTTTGTCATCAGAGGAATAAATCTGATAAATAGCTACTGCAAGCGTTAAGAAGAGAAGCCCCTTACCCGCAATCCCCCAACGAGTTAACTTCACGTTGATTTTTGGATTCGATTTTCCTGATGACTTAACAATTGCAGCAAAAACCTGGTCTTTCTGAGTCGAAGATAACTGTTCAAATAATACATTTTTGCCAAAGACAGACTCAGTCTTCATTTTGATTAAATCGGAAAAAGTCTTACCTTCCTTTTTTAATTTTTGCGCAATTGATTTACCTACGGGAGTCGTTCGAAAGCGCATTAATTCCATAATGAGATTTCGTGTTTCACTGGCTTCGGCAGCCGCTTCCTGCCAACTGATTATTCCCCTACTCGCTTTAGCGTAGAGTTCATCGGACATCAACTTAATGCGGCGACCATATTCAAGTCGTGTCTTGGGATCGATATTCAAGGTTGCCATAGTGGCAGTCAGATCCCCTTGAAGGGCCGCAATTGCATGTTCGAATGTCTTCTGCCCATCCTGATCGAGAGCACTAAGTAAGGCTGTATCCATTACCGTTTTCCCTTTCTACTGATTATTTTTTGAATACACTCCATTACATAGCGGGATAACGAAACAGAAACCAGGAATTATCTGTAAATACGTTACCTTCCTGAATACCGGTTGTACCCCACATCGTAACTGACATTCCATGGGTTAGCCGTACCAGTGGCAGGCGTTACCCGCATGCCCGGTGGCGCATTATCAAAAGACACTTTCAGTTCACTCTGTTGTGGCCTCGGGCTTGCCAGCGGTACTGATGAATTCTGGCTGCCGTCAACATTCAGCAATTCTTTCAGCCGGGGAATAAAGCCTTTATACCCCCGGTCACTCTCGGATTTCTGCACCTGTTCAGCCATATATGTGCCAATATCCATATTATTTTTCGCCGCGTCCTGGTGCATGGAATCCAGCTTTTTCATCAGTTCAAACAGAACACTGATGGTCACCGTAATGGTGCCCATGCTGGCTATGCCGCGCAGGTTTTTAGCCAGTCCACCCGCAGCACCATTGGCACCGGACAGCCCTTTCAACATCGATGTCAGCCAGGCACCTGCAACAAGGGTGGAGATCCCCATCAGTACCGGCTCCCACCCACCAAGGAGTTGAACCACATCATTGATGTTATTCCAGACCGCTTTCACCACCGGCCCGACTTTATCCCAGTTACTGACAATCAGCCCGGCACCAATCACCAGCAGGGACACCATTTTACCCATGGTGGACATCTT